GCCCTTATCATAACCGGAGAATGAGCGCCCGCCGTTCGCAAGGGTTACTGTCCCCCCGTTGCCATGGGTATTTTTCTTGAAGCGCGAGAGCGGCCCCCAGGCGGCGAGATAGTCCCGAGGGGCTTCCTTGACCGGGAGCGTGTAGGCCGTTTCAAGCTGATAGACTATACCCGCCTTCAAGTCTAGGCCGCTTTCCGCTTCTAGTTTTCCGAGGGCGGCGCGGAGGCTTTGCCGGGTCAAGGGGAGCGCATTCTCCCCATTCAGGTACTTCGGCAGGGAGCCCCGGACGAAGACACCTTGCGCGCCTTGGATGATCCGAAGCCCCCCGAGCGTGCCAAGGTAGCATCCTTCCCGGCGGAGGGGCCGGAGCCCCGCGAGGCGGTCAAGCGGTGCGAGGGCTCCGGCCAGAAAGACGCTAAAGGAATCCATCATGTTTCAATATCAGTAGCCAAGTGAACATTGTTATATAGACTTCCCGGCGGAGAGGGCGGGAACCCGCCGCCTCCGAGGAGGGAAGGGGCAGGCGCGAGCTCTTCCGAGACTCCGCCAGCCGGGCCGGTGATCCACGAAAGAAAGAGCATTTCGGCTTGAGGCCCGAGGCCGAGGAACACGAAGACCGTCAACGTGCCCGTGACCAAATTCCAGCGTATTAGGAGCGCATCCGGCCCCGGCCTGCCACCCCCGGCGTCCCCATAAGCTAGCCCCGGATGCTCCGGCGAAGGCATGTAGATGCCAGATATTTGCTTCCCGTTCTTTTCGTTTCCCTTCGGTGGGAGGAAAAGGCCATTCTCCGGCCTTCGTTCATTCGGTGTAGTTCCAGCCTTTTCTTGGTTCTTGTTAACATAGACCACGGGCTCCCCGGTTGTTTTTAGAGTCCCGACAAGCGGAGCATAGCACCCCGGCCCCTGCCATCCCGTGAGGTTGTACCGTGTTCCCGGCTTCCCGGTTCTTGGATTGATTGCCCGCGTCCAGTGGTACGCGAAGTCCGGCCGCGTCATGCTCGGCCCCTGTTCAGAACCGCGTCCGCTTTATCGGCGAGCTCATAATCTGCCGCCCGGCGGTTTCGGTACAGATAGCCGTCCAGGTCTTCCAGCTTGAAATAGAGCTTCCCGCCCGCTGGCTTGAAGTGAGCTATCTTGCCTTGACTCGTCAGCTTGTACAGGAAGCCGGGAGACAGGCCCAAATAGATTGCGGCTTCGCCTATCGTGTATGGCGCGCCCTCGGGTCTCGTCCTTTTCTTGTCCATAGATGCCGTTCTCCTTTCGCTTCACGCGTTAGGTGAACGGTATCTTTTTGTTTCTCTGGTTAGGTTGACCGCGTGTTTACAAAAACGGGGCTATTTGTTGACCCAGTGTTTACAAATCCCTACTTCGCACACTTCTTAGACTTTCGGGATTAACGGGAGAGCCCCGTACAGTGAATAGCGCCGCCGCATCTTTGTCTGTGACATGGTCAATTGTATTTTCAGACTCCAGCTTTAAAAGCATGGAAGCAAGTTCCTTCAAGCCGCCTCGGACATTGATCTTCACCCCGGAGGGAGGCGGGGCAGGGTCCGGGGCGGCCGCCTCCGGCAGAGGACTGGGAGCATTCAGTCCGCAAAGCGTTTCAAGGTCTTCACGAAGCTTGTCTATATCCCAGAGAATGAGCCTTGTATCGGCTACCGCCTCAATAATTTTTTCCCTTGACTCTTCCCACTCCGCAAGAGGGCGCGCCAAGGCGGGTATATATTGCGCCTGCAATCCCACCTTAAAAAAGAAATCCTCGTTAGCCCATTTTTCCTCTATAAGGGATTTCCAATAGACGATATAGGCCAGCCCTTCTTTAGGTGTAATCTCTCCAGAAGTAACCATTTCCCGAATCTCTCGCGCAGGGGCTTTCAGCTCGGAAGGTAGCTTCATGCTTTCCCCCTCGCCTTCAAGTCCAATTCCGGGAGCCCTTCCACGGCCGAGCGCTTCGCCCGGTCCGTTGTCTTCGCATAGACCGCCGTAGTTGCTATTTTCGTATGCCCGAGCATCCGCGAGACGGTAGAGAAATCCGCTCCGCCTTCAAGCGAAAGCGTAGCAAAGGAATGACGCGCCGTGTGCCAGCCTATGGACTTGTCCACGCCCGCACCCTTCGCCCAGGCCTTCAAGTATTGGTTCGTGTTTGCTTTCGAGACAGAGAGAAGCGGAAAGACGGGAACCTCACGGCGGTGTATCTCCGCGTCATTTATTATTTTCCATGCCGAGTCATTTAGGGGTACGGCTACCACGCGGCCCGTCTTCCCTTGCCGTTTCAGAATCTGCAACGGGTCCCGTTGAATCTCCCCCCAGGACAGGGAGCGAAGGTCAGAGACGCGGAGGCCGGTACAAGAGGCGAAGAGGAAGGCCCGCCGGACTTCGGCCCCGAGCTCGCCCCCGAGAGGAGTAGCCGCGAGCTTCCCGAGCTCTTCGGCCGTCAGGTAGACCCTAACGGATTCCGGGGCGGTGATTCCCTTGACCGCCTCCGCCGGACTCCGGGGAAGGATTCTATCCCGAACCGCGCGCCGAAGGACAAAGACCACGGCCGCGTAATACTTCCCGCATGTGGATTCCCCGAGGCCGTCTTGCTTGCGGAGAAAGTCCTGATAGCCTTCAAGCCATCTTTCCGTGATTGCTGCTAGGTGAACCTCGCCCGCGTATTCCCGGAGGTAGCGAAGAGACTTCGGCAGGGCATTCTTAGGCGCTTGTTTTTCCGCGAGCTCTTCGGCGAAGGACACAAGGGAGCGCCGGCCGGCGGTAGGGTCAAGAAGCCCATGCTCCCCGGAGACGAAGCGCAGTTCCAGCTTTGAGCGGATAATCTCGGCAAGGTGGTAAGCCTCTTTGTTCATACCCGCGTCAGGCCCGAGCGTGAGCCCTAGGGCTTCCCAATGCCGCCGCCCATTTAGCCGATAATCCAAGTACAGGCGCCCGCGCTTTTCCCGGATAAAGACTCCCATGCGGCCCCCTTTTCGCCCCGTTTAGCGGGTTCCCTGCCTACCTATATCTACCATAGGTCTACCATTCGAAGGCAAAAGGGGTCAATAGAGAGACAAAAAAAGAAAGAGCCCCGGATTTCTCCGAAGCTCTTTTCTAGGCTTCATAAGGAATTACCCTTATTGTTGCTGAACTAGAATGCCGTACAGAAGCCTATAGCAGGGGCAGGACTCACCCTTGCGATAATTCTTTAAGTATTATCTGGTAAACTATTTATTCAACTTGTACCCTGCTAGGTCTACCAATGGTCTACCGTCCACTGGAAGAAGAAAAGCGAAGCGTTACCCGTTTCTGCCGCTGTTATCCCGCTGTTCTGAGCGAGGCGAGCCCCTTTTTATGGCCTCGCGAAACTCGCCCTTTTAGGGACACCGAAAACTCAGCCCATGCGCACGCGTAGAAGTGTCGGAAAATTCCTAGCGCAAAAAAAAACTTAACGGATAAAGCGCGCCTTGACCCCATTCGGCCCCCGAACTCATACTGCAAGTAAATGGAAACAAACCCTTTCTGCCCATATTGCAAGGCGCCTCTCCCCAAATTTCCGACAGCAAAAACAAAATGTAAAAAATGTGGTCAATTTATTTATGTCCGCACATTACCATTGGATAAATCCCATGTGGTTGTTACAGAAATAGAAGCTTCGGCTATTGATAAAGAAAAACGTACCTTCGTTTCTGATAGTCAATTATTCCGCTGGCTTCCTCTTGGCGGTTCATTCCTAATGGGCACGAATGGAACAATGGAAACAAGACCCCCGATTCCTTCCCGTGAACCGGAAAAGGTTTGCTCTCTTCTAGAAGATATACGCGCTAAGCATCCAGAAAAATCACACCGTGAAATTCATTGGCTTTTTATGAATGCTTTAGCGGAGCAGAATGATTCCGATTTATTCTGGTTAAACCAATTGCATTTCGCAATGGCCTTGTACTTACATCATGAAGACAAAGACCCATTCTCTGAATTAGTCATTACCCGAAAACTAGAATTACAACATTATCAGATTTACAACAATGCAAAGAAAGCCATAATTATTATGGCTATGGGATGTAGTGAATGTAAAAAGCTAGAAAATAAAATATATACGATTGAACAGGCATTACTTGAAATGCCTATCCCGAATCGAAACTGCACGACAATTTATGATAATAGGAAATTCCCGATATGCCGATGTTCATGGAGCCCGACGTTCTAGCCCCGCGCTTTATCAAGTTTGCCTTCGCGCGTCCTCATTGATACAAGCGACTTGCCCACTTCGGCCATTTTCTCGAGGTTCGCCCATGGTTCCCGCGCGCTAAAGCGTCAGAAAACTCCCACTACCCGTTCCCCGCATCCATTGCCCGCAACTCGGCGAGCCGGGCCTTAGCTTCCTCGCGTGTCATGGACATGATATTAAACGGGTCCGAATTAGCGCCCGAATTTTCTACCGCTTGTTTAGGAAGTCCATATCCCCGGTTCAAGATTATCTCCGCCGCGCGAATACGGTCCGCGTCCCGTGCCGCTTCATTCGTCAATATGCCCGTCAATATTTTCACGGCTTTCGTGGAGGAAGCCCGGCAGGCTTCAAGCACGTCCTCGGGAATCCTTTTTCGCCCTCCGCCCGGATTGCCCGGCGCGAATGGCCTGCCCCGCGTTGTCATGGTTTTACCTTGCTCGCCGCCTCGGGCTTCGGCGGCTCGGGAGGAAAGCCTATACTTATCGGGCCGAACAATTCCACTTTGCTACCCTCGGTCGCCTCGCGAATCTCTTTCATAAGGGATACGGCCGGGCCGCCGCCGGCTAGTAGTACTTCCTTGATTGCCCGGTTTACTAATTTTTCGCCGGTCATTTCCTCTTCGCGGCCGTCAATCTCTATCTTGAATTTCTTTACGAGAAATTCGCCTAGTATCTGAGACATGATTCTTTTTTTGCGGCGGGCCTCCCCGGAAGCCTTGCCGCCCTTTATGCCCAATTCTCGCGCTTCGTTCGCGCTTCGCGGTGGCTTTAGGTTTAGATCATTCATAGCATCCCCCCGCGTTTTTCTCGCGTTTCTTGTATAGGATACCGTCAACGGGCGAATCGCGCCACGGCCCGGACTTTCTCGTTCACCTCTTCGGTCAATGGTTCCGTGTTCGTGATTCGTTCGGCCCTCGCGAGCTCACGCGATAGCGCGCGCATCCGCGAGGCCTTCACGCGGTCCAGCGCCCCGGAGGCGAGGCCGTCCCTAATAATCCGCTCCGCCCCGTCCAGGCCAAGCGCTTGAAGGCCGAGGGCGGCTAACGTCCTTTCAAAGCTCTTCGGTGTCATTCCGTTCATGTCTAGGCATACCTCCCGGCTCTTTGGAATCTTGAAATATAGCGCCGCCCATGCCTTGACCGCTTGCGTGTAGGCCTCGGGCTCTGAGGCTTCCCAGGGGCTTAGGAAACGGCCATAGAGCCGCTTCAAGCCCCGCTTCCAGCGCAGTTCTAGGCGAAGCGCGTAAAGGCCTTCCAGGGGGCAGGGTAGCGCATCCGGGGCCATTTCCGCGCCCTTATCATAACCGGAGAATGAGCGCCCGCCGTTCGCAAGGGTTACTGTCCCCCCGTTGCCATGGGTATTTTTCTTGAAGCGCGAGAGCGGCCCCCAGGCGGCGAGATAGTCCCGAGGGGC